CCCGGGCACAAGCAACTGGGGGGGGCCTTTACCGGGAAACCCCCCCCCCGCCATAATCTGCAAATGGCTATCGGGCAGGACCTGTCAAACCGGCCACTGGATCACCTGGACCAGACGAATGAAAGCGACGCAAGTTTCCTGATGAAACTGGCGCGTCAGTACGGGGCTATAGCTTCAGTCAAAAGCGGCAATCTGCTGTTTATCCGGCAGGGGCAGGGGAGAACGGCAAGCGGAAAGCCGCTGCCGGTTGTGACCATCACACGAAAGGATGGTGACGGACACCGTTTCACCCTGGCAGACCGTGGCGCTTATACCGGCGTTATTGCCAGCTGGCTGCATACCCGGGAGCCAAAGAAAAAGGAAACAACGAAAGTTAAGCGCCGCCGCAGGAAGACCACGAAACCAAAGGAGCCGGAGGCTAAACAGGGGGATTACCTGGTCGGTACGGATGAAAACGTGCTGGTACTTAACCGGACCTATGCAAACAGGGCTAACGCTGAACGAGCTGCAAAAATGCAGTGGGAATGCCTGCAGCGCGGGGTGGCTTCGTTTTCCCTGCAGCTCGCAGAAGGTCGGGCCGATCTCTATACGGAAATGCCGGTGAAAGTAAGCGGCTTTAAGCAGCCAATAAATGATGCGGAATGGACCATAACGACATTGACGCACACCATCAGCCCGGATAACGGCTTTGTTTCCAGCATTGAACTTGAAGTAAAAATTGATGACATGGGAATGGAATGAGCGTAAATTCACTAAATGTGAAACTGAATACCAATATGAGGTTTTTATTATGATGAATTGCCCTAAATGTGGAAATTCAGCACATACAAGAAGTAGTTTTAGGGTATCCGACCAGACAAAAGAGCGATACTGCCAGTGTCAAAATATTAATTGTGGCGCTACTTTCGTCACTCATGAAACCGTTGTGCGTTATATTGTGATTCCAAATGTGCTCAATCAAGTACCGCCGCACCCATCAAGTGGAGGCCAGGGCCATATGGCCTTTTAATGCTCGTCACATTATTTGGTTCTCAATTCTGTAAGCCTCTCGCCAAATGAGAGGTTTTGTTTTTTAAGAGGGCACATTTTTTGAAGTTCAAAATGGGCTCCGACTATTATGCATCGCCATTTTATCGCCATTCAAGAATAAGAAAACAAAAAATCCACTCGCTAGAGTGGCTTAATTATATGATTTTAAAGCTAAAATTTGGTGGCCCCTGCTGGACTTGAACCAGCGACCAAGCGATTATGAGTCGCCTGCTCTAACCACTGAGCTAAGGGGCCGTGGCGGAGGATTATAAAGTAACTCCTCGCGTCAATCCAGCCATACGCACCTGCCTGCTGTTTTTATAAACAACGCATTTTCAATCTTTTATACTTTCAAAGTGATCTATTCATCGGGAGTAAAAATGATCAGCGATATCCTTGCGCCAGGCCTGCGGGTCGTCTTCTGCGGCATCAATCCGGGCAAGTCCTCTGCCCACACCGGTTTTCACTTTGCGCACCCCGGTAATCGCTTCTGGAAGGTGATCTACCAGGCTGGCTTTACCGATAAGTTACTTAAGCCGGAAGAGGAGCAGCAGCTGCTGGATACCCGCTGCGGCATCACCATGCTGGTGGAGCGCCCGACGGTGCAGGCGAGCGAGGTGGACCTGCATGAGCTGCGCAGCGGCGGACGGGAGTTAATTAAGAAGATTGAGGACTATCAGCCCGCAGCGCTGGCGATCCTCGGCAAGCAGGCCTACGAGCAAGCGTTCAGCCAGCGTGGGGTGCAGTGGGGGAAGCAGAAAATCACTATCGGCGTGACGCAGGTGTGGGTGCTGCCGAATCCGAGCGGGCTGAACAGGGCGACGCTGGAAAAGCTGGTGGAAGCGTACCGGGAGCTCGACCAGGCGCTGGTGACGCGGGGGCTTTAAGTGCGGTGCGGCCTGGGTTCGGTGCGGCCTGATGCCCTCACCCCGACCCTCTCCCACAGGGAGAGGGAGAAAACCATGCCGCTCCGCATAGGAGAGAGGGAACAAACAAAAAAAAAGCTCCCGGTTGGGAGCTTTTTGCTGTTTACCTGGATTAGTCGTCCAGGAAGCTACGCAGCACTTCAGAGCGGCTCGGATGGCGCAGTTTACGCAGCGCCTTCGCTTCGATCTGACGGATACGTTCGCGGGTAAC